ATGCCAGATCAAAAAGAAAGTGAGAACACCAAACTCACTTGTGAAGAACAAAAGGATAATGAACTGGTTTCTCGAGTAATCGAAAATCCAGAGGTCTTAAACAGGGTTTTGGATAGTCCGCAGGTGCGGGCTATTGTTTGCCAGCATTTTCAGGGGCCTGTTCCGCCACCTTCAATGCTTAAAAAGTATGATCAACTGGTGCCTGGGCTTGCAAATCGACTTGTTGAGTTGACCGAAAAAGAGCAGGCTCATCGCCATAAAACAGTGGCTGATAGCATTGATATTGCCAGAGATGGTCAAACAAAGGCTTTTTGGTTGGCAATATTGATCATCTTAGCTGCCACTGTCTTTGGCGTCATGGGGGAGACAGTTCTTGCCGGAACTCTCGTTTCAATAGATCTTGTTGCATTGGTTACGGCATTTATTGTTGGAAAACATTATTCTAAGCAGGAACCTGATCAAGATTAGTCTCCGAACCCCGGTTGATGCCGGGGTTTTTACACTAGCAAAGCAATATCAACATTTTTCAGCTGCATTTATTTCGTCAAACAACCAATTTAACCCATTCCTGACCACGAGTATCGTTATAACGATCGGTGGTTGCCTGGACTTTATGTCCCAGTAATGTTTTTGTATCAATACCCTGCGTGCGGTACAGTCGTTCTGACAGGGAGCGTTGTTCATGAAATGTTGGCGGAGTTTTTCCTGCTGGTGGAGTTATCCCAGCCAGATCCCGTGCTTTGGCAAAGTAGTCGCTCAGGTTGTCTTTACTCATCGGCTTTGGTTGTTTCTGGTGCCGACTATGGATTAGATATGGACTTAATATTCTGTCTCGGCACCCATCAATAACTTCTTTTAACGTTATCCCAATGGCATCACAGCGTAGTGTAAGCGGTAACGCCAGACGCATTCCGGTTTTTCCCTGGGTGATATGCAAGTGTTCGTTCCACACATCTGAAAAACGCATGTGGCAAATGTCATCACGGCGCTGACCAGTAACAATCGCAAGAAGCATTGCGTTACGGATAAAGTGTTTTTCAGGCGTTGCGTTGTAAATTTTTTGCCAGTCTTCCAGGGTGAGCCTGGCTCTAGTTACTTTAGGGATCGGTTTACGGGTAGCCTCCGGAGGATTCCATCCAGGAGGAACTTCCCCTGCATGCTGTGCTTCTTTATAAATATCAACCCATAATCCACGATTTACTCTCGCTGTGCTGACCATGTCTTTATCCAGCCACTCATCCAGTATTAATGCAAAGTCTCTTACTTCCAGTTCTTTCAATGGGTGGTTTCCCAGACGGGAAACCAGGTATGCAGCCATTCGGGCTTTTTCTTTGTGAGTTGTAGCTGCAATATCTCCATTTTTCAGTCGCGTGTCCTGTATTTTCAGATATCGATCAACCCATGCCTTTAATCTGATACCCCGACGCTTTGTTGCTGACGGACTTTCATCAATTTTGCGCATGAAATATTCAGCCTCTGCTGCAGCTATTCGTTGATTGGCTGTGGAAGCGATTTTTTCTGCCTTACCTTTGTCTGTTCCGAGCCCGTGAAATTTTCCAGTCACAGGGTTTTTATACTGGTAGTAAACTCTGCCAGTTCTGCGATCAAATTTTTCGTAAAGTCCGGCTACGTCAGTGCTGTTTTTTCGTGGCCTCGGTGACATGAGTTAAAATCTCCTTCAGTGCATCATCATCGCCAGTATGAATTTCCGGCGCAATTCCTGTTTCACCAGGTCCAACAAATACTGCTCGGCGATCTATCAGCCAACGCCCACGAATTTTTTGTGGTCTTGGAACGATGTATCCTAGTTTTCCGTATTTCACCAGGGTAGTGTTTGTTATTGGGAGACTGAACCGTTTTGGCTTCCACTCATCGAGCGTTATCAGGTACTGTTCGCTCATGGCTATCACTCCGGAACGCGCCAGTTGCAGAATACCAACGACAACTGGCGACGGTTGAACATTAAAAATCAGCCTGACTCGGGATCAGTTTTTGCCAGATAACTGAAACGTATTTTGCCTGATAACGGGCGTCATCAAGTGCATTATGGCGCTCACCTTCGAATGGAATAGCCGTTCTGGCATCGAAGTCTATGGCTTTCCCCAGCTCAACGATTGTGCGTACATCGCGATCGTTGTAGTAACGCCACGGGCAGGGGATCCCCTGCCGTTCGTATGAACGGCGCAAAATCGTGTTGTCGAAGTTGGCTCCATTTCCCCAGACCTGAACAAAAAATTCACCGGAGTTTTCGTCGATAAATTCCCGCAATTGTAACAGTGCATCATCTAACGGGATTTCATCGGTCATAATGGCAGACTGCGCTTCACGTGATTGCTTCAGCCACCATTTAATGGTGTCACGATCAATGACTCCGCCAGCAGTTTCCAGATCGATAGTCTTACTAAATTCCGGTCCCATATCTCCGGTTTGCGGATCGAAAAATATTGCACCTATTGAGATAATCGGGGCATCAGGATTTTTTCCCATGGTTTCAAGGTCGATCATTAGATGGTCACACGTCCTGCTGGTGGATGTGATAACACGATGACCGTTCACCGTAATTAAGGGATCTGCCGTCTCGCCAGTTTCACTATCGCTGGCGTGATCCTGAGCGCTGCCAGCATTCTCCTTGTGTGGATGTTCAGCGCCTTCCATTTTCTCCGAATCGTCTTCCTGAACTTCAACCTGGTTCTTGTCATCGAATGTTTCCTGGTATGTTGCGTCGCCCATCACCGCACCACAATCAGGGCAGTTGCCACCGCCGGTCTGACCGCAGGCGGTGCAGACTTTTTCCACTTCCTGTTGCGCCACTGGTTCAGGCTGTTTCGTTTCTGGCTCGTTTTGTAACGCATTTGGGCTGTTTTGTTCCGCTTTCTGGTCGTTCTGTTCCGTTTCTTGCTGGTTCTGGTTCACAGAATCGCGGGTTTCAATCCCCTTCACCCATTTCGGATCATTCGGGTCGCTAATCCCTGCAACAAATTCACCACGTGATGCGGCGAGCAACTGATTGGCGTCAGGCTGGCTGATATTGGCTGCCTGCATAATTTTGTTTACTTCGTCAGCGGTAACTTTTACCGGTTCTGGCTGTGCGGTCGTGTCAGATGCACCAGTATTTTGTTGTGAACCTGAGTATGTACTGTTTTTGCGGGCGAAATATTCTTCTTTCGTGATTTCAGTAGCCCCGGCAGCCAGCGCCTTATCCAGACCAGAAAGTTTGTTTGCGCGACCGTATTTTTCGCCATCCTTGTCGGTGAAGAGGAAGTAGAACGGCCCCTCACGCTCTACAGATGGTTCGACTTCCACTTTGCATTCGGTTTTTTCGTTGTCCGGAATTGCCGTTTCCACTGCATCAGTTTCTGGTACTGGCGACGAGAGAGTATCAGTTGCGCTCTGATTTGTTCCTTCATCTTCAAACACGCCCTTTGTAGTCAGGTATTCAGTAATGTATTTGTTCAGTGCCACAGGATCTTTGTGAATGTCGATCGGACGTTCACGGACAAGGCCAAAAATAGTCTGGCGGTCGTAGCGAAGGGCATCAGGCTGTTTGCGCATCGATGCCGAGATACGCTTCCAGTCTTCGCGGTCGTTGTCGATAACTTCATTTTTTGCCCAGCGATGGATGCTGCCGTCAATGTTTCCGGCATCCACATCACCAGGCCAGAGAGCGTAGGCCAGTTCGTCATCCAGTGTTTTCCATGTCTGCTTATATTCGCGACGAATGACTGCAGTGACAGGGGGGATTTTTTCTGCTGAGTTTTCAGTGTGCTGTCGGTGGACTCTGGCGCGGGCGAGATCAACAACAGACGTGTATTTTCCGGTTTCCTTGCGTTCACCTTCGCGACGTTTTTTCCAGATGCGCATTTCTGCCTGAATTTCGGGCCATTTGGCACCAGGCTTACATTTATGCTTAACCCACCCGATGGCATGCAGCTTAAGCTCCGGATACATGGCGTTAACTTCTGGCATTTTCATCAACGCTTCAACGATATGTCCGTCGAATGTTGCCATGTCTTCCTGCAACAATTCCTGCGCGCTAATCACCATATCAACGGTGATGTTTTCACATGTGTCGAACTTAACCATGACAGCGTTCTGTACTTCAAGGGACAGTTTGTCAAAATTGACGTTCATCGGTTCGGATTCTGGTTCGACCGGAATAAAGGAAGCGGATTCCTCATCCCAGCGGTTTTCCTGCATATATTCGGTATCCCAGGAGTCGATAGCAGGGCGGGGCATGCCGGGTTTATCCTCGCAGATAAGAAATTTATAAGCGCAGTCCTGAGCAGCCGGATATTGCTCCAGGAATTGCCAGGTAAATTTGGCACGGGCGCGGCGTTCGTCGCCAGCTTCAATGGCAGTGGCTACAGCAACTGCACCTTCTTCCTTTATTGCCTGTTCGTCCGGAATGGCGGCGCAAATAAAGACTTTACTCATTTTGTTTTAACCTCATGACAGATTTAAGGATGAACAAATCCCTGCCATTGCTGGCATATAAGAATCAAATCTGATGTATTCATTAAGCTGAATGTCGTATTGTGGCAGTTATTTTATTACTGCTCACCATGACTCTGCTTTTACAGGTAAACCATCACGACCAAGGAAGACTTTAATCATGGTTTCCTTAATACAGTGTTGTGTGGAAAAATCACGAATATAGAGCCGTTGTTTTTTAATGTTGTTTACCGAAGCAATATATGTTCTTCCTTTATGAATAACATAATCACCGGGAGTCACGCACTGACGAGGAATCTCATCAGTTCCGAAGTGATGAGCAATCATAATTATCTCCATTTTTACAAATGAACTTTGTTGATGCGGTGCCTGGTGCCTCCAGGTGACGTTAACCAGTTAACAATTAACGCCGGATACAGAGAACCCACCCATAACACTGTTTTTGGTTTTAACTGTTCCGCGTGCGCTCAGCCGCATTCACCGCATCACAAAACTCACTTTAAAAAGGGCGGCAGACCAGTCACGGAGTAAAACTGATACCGCCAAACGTCACCAGAAAATTGATAACAGAGGGCGTTGCAGCGGGGTTGTCACTTAAGCGTATGGTCAACCTGACAACCCGGTGTCCTCAACGGGGGAAGGAATAACCCCGCCATACTTACCGCCGCGCCATTTCGCGGATTGCCACAACCGGAAGCGCACGGTCGACGAAAATTTAACGACAGGCTATCTATGAACCAGCTACCTCGCCGTGCGCTTTCGCGTTATGGTCTGACTTTTCAGGGAAATATCCTTTCAGTAAACTGTCAGTGCCGGATGCTCACCCGTGTCCGGCGCAAGCACTCCACCTCACCCGTGGAGAACTCCTTAATTACCAACCTTAGCTTCGTTGGTTAGCTATTAACGCGGGTATGTAATCATTCTGGCAATGGTTAATGCCGCTGCTTTTTCCAGATTGGTGATATCCTGCTCCAGAGAGGACAGATTTTCAGCCTGCTTAGCCCTGACTTCATTAGCCCATTTCAGATCCTGCGCTGCATTAATTTTCTGGTGCATCCACTCATAAAGTTCATCATTGGTATAGTCTGGCGCGATGATGACGGGTTCTCGTTTCTGCATACTGATTCCTCGCGGTGCTGTTTCGCTTATCAGCCATTAGATTTTGCCGAACTGGAAAGCACCTGTTTAAATTCGTTGAAGCTGTGAGCTTCTTCGCCTTCGGCAAGGCCTTCGAAGTATTCTTCGTAAGCCTTTTCCATGATTGTGTCGAAATCCATATCACCCACCTGAATTTCTTTCCAGCCAGCGACGCGCTCCAGATTCGGTTTTAAACGTTTTGCTTTTGGTATACGTCATTGCGGTGAACGTACCGTACTGGTTGGGGAACACGCCACATACCAGAGATTCGCTGTTGCCAAGATCGATAGTATCCATGCTGACCTCATTTCCCCTTAACGCCGGGGTAGCGGAACAAAAACCTGCTGCATAGTTATTAAAGTTGAACCCTGCCGTCATGTTCTTACGCCTCGGGCTGGCTACTTAACCCCTGACCACTGCCTGGTAACTCGAAGTATTGCCCTGCATTCTGTGGGGCGGGGTGGGTTGGTATGAAAAGAAGGATACCCATAGGTATTTAAAAAGTAAATACCCATGGGTAAATTTTTGCGGTGTCTTAACTGGTGACTAGTTGTTTGGTGAGCTATGATGCGTTTTGTGCTTTCTTTTTACGGATTTCTTCGTAGATCATATTGTAATACTGTTTTTTCTCTTCAAGAGTTTTTAATAATTTATCCGCTTCACTTTCTGGCAGTTCGTCTAAGAGATCTAAAAAAATACGTTGTCGTGGCGTTAGAACCCTTGTTTCATAACTGGAGGCTGTGTTCGTTGATGATGAAACGATACCATCCATCCATCCCCGGGGTAACCCAAAGGACTCTTCGATAATCTCCACCATATCATCAGCGATCCGTTTTTTTCCCTTTTTCCCCTCTGGGTACAACATTCTTGATACATAAGAAGGCTCGCGCCCGATCTTTCTGGCCACGTTAACCGCTTTACCATCGCATTTCTCATCACGAATTTTGATGAGTTGCTGTCGTCTAAATTCATATTTGTCCATAGGTAAATAATAGATGCGATTACCGCAAGGTAAACAACCTGTGGGTATTGACTTTTGTTTACCTGTGGGTATTCTTTGCTGTGTTTACTAAGGAGTAGCTATGGAAGAATTAAGAATATTTCTCAATTCTCTTTCGTCAGATGAACAGCGTATGTTTGCATGCGAGTGTGGTACCAGCATCGGTTATCTAAGAAAGGCATTGAGTAAAGGTCAAGTGTTAGGGGCATCGTTATGTGTCCTTATTGAGCGAGCCAGTAATGGTGAAGTTACACGTCAGCAACTAAGGCCTTTTGATTGGATGAATATTTGGCCCGAGCTGGAAGATACCAAAACGTTAACACAACCACTTTCTAGGAGCTTGATTCATGAAAATCAAGCATGAACACATCCGCATGGCGATGAATGCCTGGGCGCGTCCTGATGGCGAAAAAGTTCCAGCAGCTGGAATAACCCAGGCTTATTTTGAGTTGGGTATGACGTTCCCAGAACTGTATGACGACAGCCATCCGGAAGCCCTGGCTCGCAATACCCAGAAAATTTTCCGCTGGGTAGAGAAAGACACCCCTGATGCTGTTGAAAAAATGCAGGCTCTGTTACCGGCGATCGAAAAGGCGATGCCGCCTTTGCTGGTGGCCCGTATGCGCAGCCACAGTTCTGAATATTACCGTGAGATCGTCGAACGGAGGGATCGGCTGGTGAAGGATGTCGATGATTTTGTTGCGTCAGCGGTTGTTTTGTATGACCAGATGAATCGCGGCGGCCCGGCAGGGAATGCTGTGGTGATGCACTAAAAGCACGGTGTTCGGGGGTTTTATGAGCAGCAAGCTTCATGGTCTTGTCTGGGAAGGGTGCGCCTTCACCGGCATGATCTTATCCAGGGTGGCGGTTATGGCCCGTCTTGCAGACTACAGCAATGACGAGGGCGTGTCATGGCCTGCCATTGAAACTATCCGGCGTCAGATCGGTGCAAGAAGTGAATCCACAGTGAAATCGGCTATTGCAGAACTGGCGAAAGAGGGCTGGCTGACGAAGGAAGAGCGTAAGGTCGGTGGGCGTAATGTAAGCAATATCTATCGGCTTAATGTGGAAAAACTCGAAGCAGCTGCGGCGGCGGCGCGTGAGTCATATAAACCGAAAAGAAAAATTAGCCCGGCAAAAAATGACCCGTTAACAGTTGACCCGTCAAATATTGACCCCTCAACGGTTGACCCGTCAAATTTTGATGGATCAACTGTTGATAAAAAACTGCCGATTAGGGGGGCGATGATTGACCCCGATCCGTCAGTATTAAAACCTGATCCGTCAGATAAAAGATCTTCTTGTCCGGACGCTTCGCAACCGGACCCGCAGACGGCTGAACAGGATTTTTTAACCCGACACCCTGACGCGGTTGTGTTCAGTGCGAAAAAACGCCAGTGGGGAAGTCAGGAAGATTTGGTGTGCGCACAGTGGATCTGGGGACGAATCGTGAGTCTTTACGAGCAGGCGGCCAGCTATGATGGCGAGATCACTAGACCGAAAGAACCCAACTGGACAGCATGGGCCAATGACGTTCGCACAATGCGGATGCTGGATGGCAGAACTCACAGACAAATTTGTGAAATGTTTGGGCGTCTCCAGCGGGATTCGTTCTGGGTAAAAAACATCATGAGTCCGGCAAAACTCCGGGAAAAATGGGATGAACTGGTTATCCGCCTGGGGCGTTCGCCTGCGCAGCGTTGCGTGAATCACATTTCTGAACCGGACACTGAAATACCGCCGGGATTCAGGGGGTGACGTGTCATGAAAAACATTGCGGCAGTTGGGGTTCTTGAACGTATTCGCAGACTTGCACCACAGGGGTCGGTTCCACCGTACCGGACGGTGGAGGAGTGGCGGGAATGGCAACTTGCTGAAGGACGAAAACGCAGCGAGGAGATTAACCGCCAGAATCGCCAGTTGCGGGTGGAAAAAATCCTGAATCGTTCGGGCATCCAGCCTCTGCACAGCAAATGCTCGTTTGCAAATTATCAGGTGCAGAACGACGGGCAAAAATACGCGCTGAGCCAGGCCAAATCCATAGCTGACGAACTGATGACCGGGTGCACGAATTTTGTGTTCAGTGGTAAAACCGGCACCGGGAAAAATCACCTTGCAGCGGCGATGGGCAACCGGCTGATGGTGAAGGGGCGCAGCGTGATTATCGTCACCGTGTCTGACGTCATGAGCGTGTTGCATGACAGCTACGACAACGGCAAATCCGGGGAAAAATTTTTACAGGAGCTTTGCGGGGTTGATTTGCTGGTCCTGGATGAAATAGGCGTTCAGCGGGAGACGAAAAACGAGCAGGTGGTATTGCACCAGATAATTGATCGCCGGACAGCATCACTGTGCAGTGTCGGGATGTTAACAAACCTGAATCATGCCGCAATGAGTACGCTTCTTGGTGAGAGGATTATGGACCGCATGACCATGAACGGTGGTCGATGGGTGACGTTTAACTGGGATAGCTGGCGTCCAAATGTCAGCAATATGAGGGTTGTGAAGTAATTTTGTCCGGAGGAAATTTTAATGGAAACCGTATCTGACGCACTGAAAGCACTGAAAAAAGCCTCTTCACATGTGGTGGCAGCTCGCCTTGGAATCAGTCGTGAAGAGGCTGTCAACGAGCTGTGGGAACTCAAAAGAAAAGGCGTCGTTGATAAAACTGGTCACACCTGGTTTCTGGCTGGCGAAGGTGAATCCCGGGTAACCGAAGAGCGGCCAGTAAAATCTGAAGCACAGGATATGCTGACCGGGGAGGTCGAACAAAAAGTTACCGCAGACATGATGATTGAGTTTATCGGTCAGGATGGGGCTAAAACGTGTGAGGAACTGGCGGGTAAGTTCGGTGTCAGTACTCGCAAGGTTGCTTCCACGCTGGCGGTGGTAACCGCAACGGGGCGGCTGGCACGCGTTAATCAGAACGGTAAATTTCGTTACTGCATGCCGGGCGATAATTTACCAGCAGAGCCGAAAGCCGCGCTGGTAACGGAAAGTGATGGTAAGGCCTTTCCTCAGCCAGCAGGTGCTGCGTTACCAGTCCGGGAAGCCGCAACACAGGAAGAAATTAAAACAGAAACTGTGGCGGACATTGTGCAGCCGTTGCCATCGTTTACCGAAACGCAAGCAGATGAGCTGATTTTTCCGTCCCTTCGCAGGGCAAACCTGGCGCTGCGCAGGGCGAAAAGTGATGTTCAGAAGTGGGAGCGAGTCTGCGCCGCGCTGCGGGAGCTGAACAAGCACCGGGATATTGTTCGACAGATTACTGATTCTTCCCGCCGTGTTGTATCGGAAAAGTGATTGCCGGAGGCGCTTATGGCAAAAGTATTTACACAAGAAGAGCGGGAAAAAATTAAAGGGCAGGTTGTTGAACTTGTACGTCTGAGCGGTCGCGAGACGTTGCGGCAACTGGAAGCCAAGACAGGTGCGACAAGATATCTGATGAGTGTTCTCGCCAGAGAGCTGGTTGCCAGTGGCGATGTATACAACTCTGGTTACGGGTTATTCCCGTCTGAACAGGCGCGTAAGGACTGGCAAAATGCTCGCAAAAAACTCTCAAGGGCAAAGGTGAAGAAACCTGCAGTGGTTGATCCGGACCTTATCTGGTCGTTACCAGACGGCGAAATACGCCGCTACGACAGGCGCCTGAATATAATCTGTCGCGAGTGCCGGAAGAGCGAAGCTATGCAGCGTGTACTGGCATTTTATCAAGGAAATGTTAGGTATTTTAGACGTTACTAG